ACCCCCGCGGCGAGCATGTTGGCCGCCAGCGAGCGCACCAGGCCGGATAGCCAATCCCAGCCGCTCTTGATCCCATCGCCGATCCCGGTCACGATGTTGACTCCGACCGTGCGGAACCAATCGCCGACCGAGCGCGCCAGGTATTTGGCCGTCTCGGAGAAGATCGCTCCAAGCATCCGTAGGCTCTCCATTGCCTGCGGCCAAAGCGTTACAATCGTCACGCCCAAGAGCGCCACCGCCGCCACCAGCAGGCCAATCGGCGATAACACCGCCGCCACAACCGCCGTGATGGTCGCGCCAAGCCCGGCGAACAGACCGCCGCCCGCCGCCGCCGCCGTCCCCGCCGCGGTCGCCGCGCCGCCCAGGCCCCCGAACAGCCCGATCAGGCCCAGGATCGGCGTCGCCAACTTGGCGATCACCACCGCAATCAGCCCGAGCACCACCACCCCCTCTTGTACCGGCTTAGGCAGGTTGGCGAAACCCTCGGCTAACTGCGTTATGACCGGCGTCACCGATAGCAGTAGGTCGGTCAGCACCTCGAGCAGCGGCGCGCCGACCGCCTCCTGGAAGTTGCCCCAGGCGTTGCGAGCGCGGTCAAGGCCCCCGGCGAACGTCTGGCCCGCGGCCTCAGCCGAGCCGCCAAACTCCTTTTGCAGCTCTTGGAGGATCAGCGTCTGCGCCCCGGCCACGTCCCCGGCCTCGGTCATCGCCTTGATCTGATCCTTCTGCTGTTGGGTGAACGTCACCCCGACGCGCTGCAAAGCCGTCACGCCGGCGACGGGATCATTGAGCGCTTTGCCAAGCTGCATGGCGCTGCTCGTCAGGTCTTGCCCGAGCGCCTGGCTCATATCCAGCATTGTGCGGGTCGTCAGCGGAAAAACGTCCTTGCCGATGTTGGTGAACGTGAGCAGCATGTTCTCGCCACCGACAATGGCATCATCCTCGAAGCGGGTCATGGTGGACAGCTCGGTCGCCAGATCGTTGACGGCATCGGCGGTCATCCCAGCCGCGCCGCCGGTCGATTTGAGCACCGCCTCAAGCTGCGCCGCGGTATCCTCCGCCGCCGACGCCTCGGCCACCACCGAGCGGCCGAACGCCTCAATCCCGCTGGTGATCTGCGTCAACCCCTGCGCCATCATCTGCCCCGTGGCCGTCGAGATTGCCGAACTCATTGACGCGCCAATGCGGCCCGACCAGCCCTTGACGGCGGTCTCGCTCTTGCCGAGGTCGCTTTGGAGCTGGTCGGACTTGGCTCTAATGTAAAGTACCGCGTCGCCTATAGTGATCGCCATCAGCCTACTCCCATCTGGCGCAGCATCTCGTCCGGCGGGATGCGCCGGGCCGCCTGCGGTTTGGTCGCCTCGGCAAGCGCCGCAAGCAGCGCCACCGCTTGTACCCGTGCCTCGTACTGCACCCGGCGCAGATACGCCTGCGTCATCAGCGCCTGCTCCGCCGGATCAAGCTCGTCCGCCCACAGCCCCCACTGTGAGCGGGCCAGCTCGTCTAGGTCTTGCGGCTCGCCGGGCCAGTCACTAAGCTCACCAGGCCCGCGAAAGGGTAGACCAGGCGCATCACCTCCACGAACGCGGCCAGCGCCTCCTCGTCGGTGGCCTCGGCCTCGATCCGCTCACGGTCGGCGGCTAGCTCATCGGAGTAGGCGAAGAGCAGCTCCACGACCAGGTCAACTGAGCCGAGCAGCGTCTCCTGTACCGCTCCGAGCAGGCCGCCAACCGCGGCGAGGTCGCTAACCTCGGTACGCGGCGCGGCTTGCAGCGCCGCGACCAGCGTCCCCACCGGGCCATCGATCTTGGCGCGGAAGGCCCGCGCCTTGCGGATCGACAGCACCGGCAGGGTGTAGCTCTGTCCGCCGAGGGTGACTACTGGCCCACCGCTCACGACGTGGCCGCCGCGGTGATGCGCTGCCACAGATAGAGCTGCTGGCCGACCGGTTTCGCCATGTCAGCCATCGCCACGATCTTGAGCGGGATGCCGACATAGTCGGCCTTGCCAAACTCAAGCGTGCCGCCGCTCTCGGCCTGCCCAATCCAGATGAAAAAGCGCACCGGGCGCACCACCTGCGAGCTGTCCTCGTACGTCCCCTCAAAGCCGTAGGCGTAGCGCAGGATCGTCGCCGAGCCGCCGCCGGTCAGCTCCTCCTTGCCGGGTTGGCCTGCGCCAGCGGCGGTCGTGCTCACCGTCCCGCCCCAGGACTGCGCCACGGCGGAGAGGCTCATCTCGGCCAGAGTAGTCTCAAGCCGCAGCGTCTCTTTGATCTTGCGCGCCCCGACGGGGTTGAGGCTCTCTTGGATGTCGTACATGAGCGCCTCGAATGAGTACTCAACCGTGAGCGGGGTCTTGGTGTAGCCAACCGCAGTCCAGCCCGCGGGCCAGACGCCGCCAGCGGCCAGCGTGTCGGCGGGGATCGCCGTCCCAACAGTGGCGCGATAAAGCCGCGCCGGGGATACCATGATGTCAGATACTGCCATAGTGTCGCCTCCTTACAGGCGGAACGCGCCGACCGTGAGCGTAGTCACAGCGGAAAAGGTGGCCCAAACGTAGCCGTCGGCCTGCTCAAAGTTACTGGTGAACGGCCCGACCAGCACGTCATCTTTGCCGTCGGCGTCGCCGGTCGCGGCCACGCTCAGGGTCATCGCCGTGAGCGCCAGGCCGTCAATCGTGCGCGCCGGGGTGATGGTGACGGTCACAGCCGAGGCCGCGGCGTTTTTGATCCGCAAAAACGTGCGCCCGTCGTTCACAAACTTGTTTCCGTGGGTGGCGGTAGCGGCCACCATCGGCTTGGTCACAGATGCGCCCGTGCGGGCGATCTGGGTAACGGTCAGGACGACCGCGCTCGCGTATGCCATAGTTACCTCACTCTCAAATGCATCTGGTAGAAGCTCAAAACGTAGGGCCAGCCGGGGCCAGGCTCGGTCAGCGGGGTCGGCAGCGTCCCGTCCTCCATCCGGCTGAACATGACGCGCCCACCCTGCGCGTCGTTGATCGCCTCGTACAAGGCGGTACTGGCGGCCATCGCCTGCGCGTCCGTCTCGGCGTAGCAGCGCGCTTGCACCGACACGCGCCAGACTTGGCTAGAGTAGTCCTGCTCGCCGCCGCGCACCGTCAGCAGCAGCGCCGCGCCGCGCTTGGGGGTGTAGCCGGTCGGCAGGTTAGCCCCGGCGTACACCCGCACGCCAAACGTGCTGCTCGCATAAGCGGCCACGAAGGCTCGTACCTCGGCCAGCGGGTCAACCATTGGTGGGCCTCTCGTCGGGTAGCACCTGCTTGTAGATTGCGGTCGCCTGCCCGCCGAACTGCGCCGCGGCTTTCTGCGCCGCCGGGTAGAGGAACGGCTTAGCGGCCTCCTGGTAGATGGCGTAGTTAGCGCCGATCACCACCGCCGCGTCAGCATCCGCCGGAAGCCCCTGCTCCGGCGCCATGTCGCCACTGTGATCGACCTGGTGTCCGCCGCGGTCGCGGGTCTGCGACTGCGCGCTTGCCTTAGCCGCGCTGTAGCTTGAGGCGGCCCCCGTCACCGCGTAGACCGAGTTGACCATGAACCCGGTGTCGATCTGGTCGTTGTTGCGGATGTTGAGTTTGGCCTCGCGCTCAATCGCAAACGCCAGCTTGCCCAGCACCTCCGCCGTAGCATCATCAACCACCACCTTGACGTGCTCTAAGTACAGCTTGACTTGCACCTCGCCGCTCATAGGACGCTCCGCAGATCAAGCACCTGCGCCGACACGCCCGGTCGCGCCGGGCCGATCAAGTCAAACAGCAGCGGCGCGGGGAGGACGTTGCCGTAGCGATGCGTCACCCGCACCCGGTCGATGTGAGACACGGCCACATCAAGCCGCAGGCGGAGACGCGCGTCGAACTCCCCCGGCTCACCGTTGGGATACTCGGCGCTTGAGCGCAAGTCGAGGCCGCACATCACGGTCGCGCCGGGGACGTAGTCCGATAGCGGCTGGCCGTAGGCGTCTGTCTGGTCGCTCTCGACCCAGACCATCAGGTCGCAGCGGTCTTGCATGTACTCCGCCTGCGTCGCCCGCATCCGTTCAAGCTCGACCTGGGTAAATGCGCTCATGGGGTCTGATCCTCAGCCAGGGGATAGCGCGGCTCGGGGCGCATGGTGAGCGACCGGACACTGCGCCGCGCCAGCCAAAAGCGCATCTGCGCCGCCGCCTGCTCATACACTTGCGAGCGGTGGAAGGTGGCCCCGTCAGCCGAGAAGTCGAAGTCACCCGCTAAGGCCGCGGCTTTCTCGGCCCACACCGCAGCGGCGGCGGCAGGCAGATCGTAGGTCGCAGTCCAGCCAGTATCCGCGGGGGCATAACCGCCCGTGTCTACCAGGGGGTAGGTCTCGATCACCGCGGCGAGGGCGACGTCCGTGTAGACCTCGTCCCCCGCCTCGGCGACCATCCGGCGCAACCGTCCAATCTGCTCTGCCGTCGCGCTCATCGGTTACACCCGCACGTATTCGAGATACAGGGTGGCGTCAAGACCGGTCGTGTCCGCCGACCCGGTAATGTTTAGGAAGGTACTCGAAGTCCACACCGCCGGAGCGGCCGCCTCGGTCTTGGCTCCGTTCTGCATGATGAAGCCGTTGTAGTATTTTCCATCGATGGCTCCGCCCATCGCCAGAGCGTTGACGATGTCGGTGCTGGCCGCGCCAGCCGCCCCGATCCCGGCGCTCAGGTTCGCGGCGCCGGTAGAGTGCGTCTTGACGTACAGCGTGGCCCGCAGGATCAGCAGGTCGCCACCGTCCGGGTTGGCGATCCCGCCCAGGCCCGCGTTATTGGCGTTGTTCGCCCCGATGATGCTGACCGAGAATGCACCCTTGCCCTCGGTATTGATCGTAGTAGTCATGGTTCCTCCCAGAACAGACTGTCCGGGCGGGGATACCCGCCCGGTGATAGTTAGTCGCCTTGCAGGTAGTACACGAACACGGTCAGCTTGCCAGCCGTGAACGCTTGGGTCGCAATCGTGGCGGTGATCTCGCGCGCCGCGGTCAGCTTGATACCGGTCGCCTCCGGCGTGTTGGCTTTCGGGACAATTGCGTGCAAACCAGCGTTCCAGGGGTTCGAGACGTCGCTGACCGCCACCGCTGCCACAAGGTCATTGGCACCCTGCACGTGCAGGGCTAGCGTCCCAGCGTCAGCGCCTGCGGTCGTGCAGGTCGTCGCGACGTCCACAAACCCGCCGCAGACGACGGCATTGTCCGGGATGGTCACGCCCAACCCGATAGCACCGATGGCCCCGCCGTGTTCGGCGAAGTCATAGGTGGCGCGGGCCACGCGCAGCAGGCCAAGACCGTCCGCCGCGGGCGCGCTCACCCCGTCAGTCAAGTTGAGTTCGGCGGCGGTCGCCGAGACCGTCGCCCCCCCCAGTTTTAGCCCCCCGGCCAGGTCAACCGAGCCGGGGAAGCGAGCAGGAAACCAACTCATGAGATGCCTCCTTAGGCGGTCAGCACCGCGAACGGGTAGCGGGTGGCCGCTACCTGGTTAATGCGGTTGATCGGGTTGGGCAGGGCGAAGCCGAGGCGCATCACGGCGCGCAAGGCGATCATGTCCTGCTGCGCCAAGTTGTAGATGATGCTCCCAGCCGCATCCTGGATAACGGCCTGGTCCAGCACCTTGTAGGTGATGTCCTGCCGCATCGCGTACACAAGCTGGGTCCACTCGCCGGAGACGAGCAGGGACGAGCCAGCCACAACGCTGCCGTCGGTCGGGAAGTACAGCGGGGTCCCGTCCAACTCGTAGCTGGTGGCATCCTGCATCGCGGTGCGGAAGATCGGCTCGCCGGTCGCGGCGCGCACGTTGCGCAGGCGACCCTTCATCGACATGTGGGCGATGTTGCCGGTCACGCCGAAGCCATCGGCCTCAACCAGCATGAACAGCCCATCGACGCCCGCGGCGGTCTCGCCCAAGATGGCCTCGTACATGTCGGTGTAGGCCGCGGCGCTGATCGTGTGGCCCGCGGTGGTTGCGCCAGCCACGATCCCCGCAGCGCCCAGGTCGGTCGTCCACTGCGCCGGGATGTTGGTGCCGTAGAGCACCGCCCGCGTGATGGCGACCCCCAGGGCCTCCTCAAGCGCCGGGCGCACCTCGCCCCAGATGTCGTAGTCGGCGTCATCCAGCACTGCCTCGGAGATCGGCACGATGACGGCCAACTCTTCGGCGTGCAGGTACTTGTTCTCCCAGTTGATCTCGGTGGCCTGCTTGAGGCCGGTGTCCCCGCTCACGAAATACGCGGTCGCCAGGCTGGACATAACCGGCATGGAGCGCGTCGCCCGGCTCATGTTGGGCAGGCGGCGCGCCAGGTTCAAGATCGGATTGCGCTCGGCCAGGTTCTTGATGATCTCGGTGCTAACATCGTCCGGGATCAGCGCGGCCGCATCGGTGCGACTGATGGAACTATTGAACGGCATGATGAGCCTCCTAAGCTCTTACTTGCGCCCGCTGGACGAACGAATGAAGTCGTTCATTGAGCGGGCCGGGGGTTGACTAGTTGTGCCGCTTCCGGCGTGGCCGGGCGGCGTGGTTGGGCGCGCGGCGGTCGCCCCGAAAAGCTCGGGGTAGCCGCGCCGCAGCGCGTCGAAGTCGGGGACGCCGGAGCGGGTGAACAGGTCGTCCTGCACCGCCACAAGGTACGCCAGCTTGAGGTTGGACACTCCAGCGGAGTGAGCCGCCTCGTAGAAGCCGGTCTTGCGGTCGGCTTCTCCCAGGCTGTCGGCCATCTGGGTCAACTGCGCCTGAGCCTCGCTCCCAGCGGCGCTCTTGCCAGCCATGTCACGCAATTCCTTCTCGAGTCCCTTGCGAGCATCTCGCTCGGATTTGAGGGCGGTTGAAAGTCCCTGCGCGTGCTGGTTGTAGAGGGTGCGCACGTCCTCACCCTGCTCTCCCAGCCAGTCCTCCCAGGTCAGGCTCAAAGCATCGGGCGCGGCCACTTCTGGCTGCACCGGCGTCTGCGTCTGTGTCTGGGTCGGCTGGGTCGGGCCTGCGCTTTGCGGCGTCTGCGTCGTCATCTCGTCATCTCCTAGTCTCTGGGCATCTCGCCCGCGTGATGGAGCGTCTCGCTCCTGGGTTAGTAAGGGGTATCCGGTATCTCACCGGGATTAATCAGGGGGGAGGGGAGCGACCACCACGGTCGGCCCCCACTTGGCACTGTCGCGCACCTGCGCCAGGTCGTCGAAGGTGATCCGTCCCTCGCTTAGCGCGGCATAGCGCGCCGAGCCGAGGATCGTCTCTTGCGTCTCCGGCGACTGCTGCTCAAACCACTCGCGGCCGCTCTTGACATCGGGATCAGTCATACCGCTGACCCGAGGCTCGCGGAAACAGCGGCAGTTGGGGTGGCCGTTCAGCTCCTCGTCAAGCGGGTGGATCGTGCCGTCCATCGCAAGACAAGCCGGGCAGGTCGTGTCTTGGAGGGCGCAGCGCCAAATCCAGCCATCAACCACGCCCGAGACGCGCATCTGTGCGAGCGACGCCTCGCGGTAGGCCCTGATCTGCTCGGTGCGCGCAATCGTCAGCGCCCGGCTTAGGTCGCCCCGCATCGCCTCGACAAGCTGCTTGGCCGTGTCCCGCGGGTTAATTCCCTGGGCCGTAGCGGTGAGCAGCGTCTGGGTCATCCGCGCCACCGTCTCCGGGTAATCCCGATTGAGGAGCTGGTAGAGCGGCGCATCGCGCCTCAGCATGGCGACCATCTGCTCGACTGCCTCGGACGGGAGCCGCCCGAAGCTGGCGCTCACGCGGCCGGAAGTGGCCGCCTCAATCTGCGATTGCGTGTCCGTCACCGCCTGCTGCGCCTCAGCGCCGCGCCCGTTCGCAATCTGCTGCGCCGCCGCCGCGTCAAACTTCTGCGTTTCGGCGCGCATCTGCGCTAAGAGCGAGCGGTATTTCTCTAGCTTGAGCAGCACGCCCGGCGTGATCGGCTTGCCCGCCGCGCGCATGGCCGCTAGCTCCTCGGTCAGCGCGGCGATGTCACCCTTGAGCGCCCGCTCGAGCTGCGCCCACTGGCGCGACAGGCTCCGCATCGTCTCGGCGTCACGCCGGAGTAAGGCGGCGCGCTGCTCGTCTAGCACCCGAGCCAGCTCGGAGGGTGGGGTGGGCTTGGGCGACATTACGGCGCATCCTCCCCGGCGTTGAATGCCCGCTCGGCTTGCAGCAGCAGGTTAGCAAGGTCAGGCCCGGACGCGGCGGCCTCGGAGTCTTGCGCCATCAGCTCAAGCTCGGCGTCACTCCATCCCTGACGCCGTAAGATCGTCGCCAGCGGGATACCAATTGCCCGCAGAATTTGGGCAATCTCGGCCTCGGTGCGCGGCTGCACGGTCTCCGGCAAGCGGAACTGCGGCGTAATCTCGTCAGAGCGCACCGCCGACCCGCTCAAGCGCAGGAGGAACGCGCCGACCTCTTTCCAAGTGGGAGCGAAACGGTCGATCCGCTCCTGCGCCTTCGCATTGAGCGGGGCCTCCATCGCAATCAGCGCCTCGCCGGACAGGACGCCGCTCTCACCTAGCAAGAAGTGGCGCGGGGTGTGCGTGATCGCCGCCAGCGCCCCAGCTAGGTTGCGGATCGCATCCAAGTAATTGCCCAGGTCGGTCGGGCTGAACTCGCCAACAGAGGTTGACTGCCCGGCCCCGTCGCCGGCCGGAATTTCCCAGATGGTGTTAGGCGCGTTGGCGAGCTTGCCCTGGGTCTCGACGTTGGAGATGATGTAGCGCTGCTTGAATGCGCCATACTCGGCGGCGACCATCATGTCCGAGAGCAGCTTGTTGATCCCGTTCTGTATCGGGATCACGTTGTGGAGGTCGGACGCGGCCCGGCGACCCGAGCGGCGGAAGTGAAACACCGGGATCACGTCGTAGGGGTTACGCTCAATCCCGTTCTCGAGCAGGATGAAGCCGCTTGCGCTCTGCGGCTGCTGCTTACTGCGTGCGCTGTAGTATTCGAGCCGGTCGGGATAGTAGAGGGTGAGGCGAGTAATGTCGTCATCAGCTACCCACCACTTAGCCGCAAAGCGCGGTCGGCGCGGGTTGTCGGCGTCATAAAAGACGTGGCAGAGGCGCGGGTCGTTGTAATAGGCGTCCGGCTCGCCGGTTTCAACGTCCGGCCAGACCACGAGGAAGCTCTCGCCCGTCACCAGTGCCGCCAGGTGCGCGTCATCAGCTTCGCCGTCAAGCTGCAACTGCGTCCACATCCGCTCGAGCACCGCGTCCTGACCCTCGTCAGACGCACCTAAGCCGTCAAGGTGGATGCGCTCAACGCAGGCGTCGATTACCACCGCGGCCCAGTTTTGGGTGAAGACGGGATTACTGCCAAGCCCGGCGAAAATCTCACGCAGGCGCTCGTTGGCGTAAGTCAGCGGTTGGTCGCCGTCGTAGTAGCGCCAGAGCCGGTCGTACTCGGCCCGCTTGCCAGACAGCGCAGCGTAGGCACGCTCGAGGTCAGTCGTCATCCCTGGTAACTCCTCACCTCGCGCACCGGGCGCGTGGTCATCAGCTTAGTCGCTGCCCACACCAGCGCATCCATCCGGTTAGGGCTGGCATCCCCTGGCGTCCACATGCACATCTCATCCTCGAGCGCCGGGAACGCCCCGACGTGATGCGCCCGGCCCTGCTCGTAAAGCGCCGCCACCGGCTCGGCCCGTGTCGCCTTGCCGCGGCTGGCATGTACCAGGCGCACCGGCACAGTCGGATCAACCGTGGCGATAACCGCCGTCACCATCTCCCCGCCCTGGTTACTCTCGGCCGCGATGTAGTTGGCATTGTGACGGTGGTATGCCGTCACCGCGGCCCGCGCCCACTCGACCGGCGAACCTTGCAGACTGTCATCGCCGAGGGTGTAAATCTCGCCACCCGTCCCGCCAACCGTCACCACCCCGGCCTCGTCGCCGGTGGACGTGGCCGACGGGTCAACGCCTACGATGATGAGGTCTAGCTGCGGCGCTTTGACTACCCGGCCCATGTCGATGTTGGCCCGCTTCCACAGCGCGCCGGGAGTATCCTCCAGGATTTCGGCCAGCAGTTCCTGCCGCCCGAGCCGCGTCCCCTCGTATTTTTTCGTGATCGACGAGAAGAACGCCGTCGCCAGGTTGGCGCGGTTGTCGTAGGTCGTGCCGCGGGTGACGACCGTCGCCGGGTCGGCTAGCAGCTCCCTCAGCGGCTTGATCGGGCGCGGCGTGGTCGTCCAAATGGCCTGCGGCGCGTTCCCCAACCGCAGCCCGAGCATGGCCTGGTCGAACGCCTCGTTGGCATAGCGCCAGGCACAGAACTCGTCAGCCCACAGCTTCTCGTGCTGCTTACCACGTAGGCGCTCAGGCTCGTCCGCGGTGAAGATCAGGCTCTCGGCCCCGTTCGGCCAGATCAGCTTACGCTCGCTCTTGCGATACACTGGCCGTTCCGCGCTCGGGCAAATCGCCAGGATGCCGCTCTCGCCTTGCACCATCACGTCGCGAGCGTCGTCAGCGGTCGGCCCAATCAGATTGACCAGCGAGTAATGCCGCGCCCAATGGCGCACCGTCTCCGCTCCGGTGCGGGTCTTGCCGAAGCCGCGGCCCGCCAGGATCGCCCAATGCACCCAGTCGCCAAGCGGCGGGCGCTGCTCTGGGCGTGCCCAGAAAGGCCAATCATAGAGGAGCTGGTAGGCGTCGTCCTCGCTAAGGCTCGCCAGGATCGTCCGGCGCTGCATCGGTGGCAGCGAGGCGATTGAGGAGGCCCGCAAGGCGCTCGCGGGCGCTTGCTGCATCATCCACCTGTACATGTGCGGTCGGCTCGCCCGTCGCCAGGCGCGCCAGCTTTGATCCGGTATCAGCCATCTTGGGAATGTCCGAGGCTTTGAGGTCGGGGAGCTTGACGCCCATAATCCCGTCATCGTCGTCGTAGACGATCCCGATCTCAAGGGCCTGCATGGCGCGCTCTTGCATCTTTGTCCCCAGCCGCCACTCGCGCTCGCGCTGCTCGAAGCGGCGCTGCTCCCACTCCGCTTCAACCCGCTTGCGCTCAACTTCGTCCCAGGCTTCGGCCCGGATACTCCACTGCCAAATAGTTGCAATGCGACGCCAAGAACCGGGCGCACGCTGCGCCCTTTCGCGTCCTTTCGCGTCCTTTTCGTTGTTAAGTGCATCGATAAGCGCGCGACTTGGGCCGAGCAGGCGGTAGGCGTCGAACCGCTGAAACCACAGGTGCGGCTCGTCGTCCATCCGATCCCATGCTCGACGCTCATCCACACGCCCTATACCTCCCAGGTCGAGCCGAACGCGCACCCGACCCGCGCCGGAGCCTCCGCATCCGGGACGCGCTCAATCAGCGCCGCACCGTCCTGCGCCGCGCCGATCCACAGCCGCACCGGAACCCAGATCACGCCGTTGGCCTCGATGGACGAGCCGATCACCTCGACCGCCAGCCCCTGCGCCAGCGCGCCGACGATCGCCGCCTCGGTGGTTGGCTCTAAGCGGATGCGCAAGGACGGCACGATCACCGTGTAGCAGCCGGGGGAGGGGGGAACTAGCGGGGTTGGGGTAGGGAACACCAGCGGCTCGGGCGCAGGCTCCACCGCGGCGTAATAGCCGAGCGGGTTGACCGCGCCCTGGGGATAGCTGGTAGATTTGGCCGTGTCGCGGCGCAGTTCAAAGTGGAGGTGAGGCCCGGTGCTGTTGCCAGTCGAGCCGGAAAGTCCCAGCACCGACCCAGCCGGAAGCTCCTCGCCAGTGTCAACCATCACCCGGCCCAGGTGAGCGTAGAGCGTCTGGTAGCCGTTGGTGTGCTTGAGGATGACGTAGAGGCCGTAGCCTTTGGGGTCGCTGCCGGTCTTGGCAACCATCCCGGCGGCGGCGGCGTGAACCGCGGTGTAGAGCGGGACGCCAAAATCGACGCCGTTGTGTCCGGCTTGACCGAAGCGCGCGTAGGCGGCGGGGTTCGCGCCGAAGTGCTGGGTGATCGGCGCGCGACCGACCGGCAGGGTGGTGAGGGTGAAGCCGCTCACGAGTGCGTCTCCTCGCCGCCGGTCTTTGGCCGTGGCCTGGTGCGCCGCTCGGCGGTCGAGATGATCGACCGCAGGAATTCCATTTCCGTGGCGTCGTGTTTGTCGAACTTGCCCTCGAGCGCCTCCAAGCGCGTCACCAGGCGTTCGATCACCTCGGTCAGGCGGCGCGACGCCTCCCCATCCGAGAGACGAATAGACGCGAAAAAATCCCGGTTCTCTTTGTCGCGCTGCTCGATGAAACGCAGAAACAACACCACTACCGCGATGACCGAACCGGCTGCGCCGACATTTACCAGCGTGGCAAGCGCGTCTAAGCTCATGCCATCACGCGCCGAAGTCGAGGCGCTCCGGATAGACGTCCGGCTTAGGCTCAGGCGAGATGAGGTAGGTCGCCTGGTTGGCAATCAGCGCCGCGAAGAACGCCTGTGCTAACTGCATGATCCCGGCCTGGGTGCAGGGGACGGTATCCCATAGGCCAGTGCAGGCCCCGGCGTAGATTGCGCCGGTGACGACTGCCAGCAGAATGAGCATCACTAGGCGCTTGCGGGTGGCGTCGAATGTATTGAACCAATCCGACGCGCCAGGGACGTAAGAGAAAATCAGGGAGAGAACCGATCCCGCCAGCAGATAGATTGTCTCTGACATGGAGCCTCCGGGTTAACAAAGAACGCCCGGCACAAGTCCCGTCATCACGGGGGTACTCGTGCCGGGCGGTCAATCCAGCTTTTACCGCAGTATGTGATTGTTGGTGCGGCGTGATACGCCGCTAACTCTGGCTATATTATAACCTGTTTCAAAGTGAAACACAACTGACGTTTCGGTAAGGTTGCATGGTTGTGTTAGTAATCCTTATCGAAACCATGAACCTAAAACACCGCGCCGCGCCTCTCCCCTGTCTCAAGGTGAAACAGCGACGGCGGCGCAAGCGCGGTAGACTCGCGCGCGCATAACTTCGCAGAACGCGACGCGAGGCCCGAAGCCACCAGGGCTACATGTAGGGGTTACTATACGGGCACCCCCTACATGTGGCCCAGTGCCGAAGGAGGGAATCGAACCCACACTCCCTTGCGGGAACACGATTTTGAGTCGCGCGCGTCTGCCAGTTCCGCCACTCCGGCCTATGTGTGCGCTGAAAAGTGCCACCCCTGGGGGTATCACCCTCGCCAGCCCGTACAGGTAGGGTATACAAATGAGCGAGTTATCCGCGGCCTCCACCCAGGCGCGCCTAACTGCCACCGATCCCGCCGACTACATCACCGACTGGGCCGACCAGTTCCTACTCGCCAAGCGCGCCGAGGGACGCTCCCCGGCCACCATCGTCTTCTACCGCCAGCAGCTCGGCCACTTCCTCGCCTACTGCGAGGCGCAAGTCCTCAGCCGCATCAGTGAGCTTACCCCGGCCAACCTGCGCGCCTTCCTGCTCTGGCTGGCCGAGACCGGCCACAACCCCGGCGGCGTCCATGCCGCTTACCGCATCGTCAAGGCGTATCTGCGCTGGTACGAGTACGAGGTTGATCCCCCGGACTGGCGCAACCCGATCAGGCGCGTCAAGCCGCCGCGGGTGAGCCTAGAACCCCTCGAGCCTGCTGGCCTCGACATAGTCCAGGCCCTGCTCGACACCTGCGCCCCGGACATCCTCGGCGCCCGCGACCGCGCCCTCCTGCTGGCCCTGCTCGACACCGGCGCTCGGGCCCGTGAGCTGCTCGCCTTCAGCCGTACCGACTGCAACCCGACCACCGGCGCGGTCCTGGTGCGCCACGGCAAGGGAGACAAGCCGCGCACCGTGTTTCTTGGCCGCCGCGCCCGCTCGGCCCTGCGCGCCTACCTCAAGCTGCGCCGCGACGACCACCCGGCCCTATGGCTGGCAGAGACCGGCGTCCCCCTCGGCTACAGCGGCCTGCGCGGGATGGTGCAGCGGCGCGCAAAGACGGCCGGCGTTGCGGCTCCGACCCTCCACGCCTTCCGCCGCGCCTTCGCCCTCAACATGCTCCGGGCCGGGGTGGACGTGATAACCCTCGCCCGCCTGATGGGACACGCCAGCCTGACGGTTTTGCAGCGTTACCTCAAGCAGATGCCCGACGACCTGCAAGCCGCACACGCGCTGGGTAGTCCCGCCGACCAGTTGGGACGCCGCAGACGCTAGCGCGCCTGGCGCTCCAACGCTGAACACTCTATTATCGCGCCTCCATCAAGGCAGACTCTCGCACGCCTGCCCGTTGCCGTCCCGGTCAAGGTTGAACACGTCGCCATAACCTTGACCGCGACAGTAATCATAGCAGCCCTGCGCGTTGGCATGGCTGGCGAAGTTGCCGCAGTTGAGGTCCGGCCCGCCGCAGTCGCACCAGGCCGCGCCGCTGGCCGGTACCGCGGTCGGAGCTACAACTGGCGGCGCGGTCGGCTGAGCCACAGGCAGCGCGCCCCCGGCCCACAACCCAGCGACCCGCTCCCGCGCCTCCCCCTCAAGTCGCCGGAAATAGTCAATGCAAGCCACATCGGGCGGGTAGGTCGCGACGGTCGCGTAGCCCTGGCGCACCAGCTCGGCGTTGACGAACAGGTCGCCCACGAACACATAGCGCAGCAGCCGACCGTAGCGGTCGGTCTCGCTCACGTCCTTGACCAGCGTCACCGTCTGCCCGGCCACCATCACGGCGTTGAACGCGCTAGCCTCTGGCCCCCACGCCTCAATCTTGGAGGTGGCCTCCGGCGTATCCATCCCGATATAGCGCACCTTCCATTCGACCCCGGCGAAGCGGACGCGGATCGTGTCGCCGTCCGTGACGCTCACCACCTCGGCCCGGATGCGCTCATTCGGCGGCACGCATGGCGGCGCGACAATCCCGCCGGGGGTTGCGCTCGGCTCGGGGGTGATGACAAAGGTTGTGGCAGTTGGCGGCGGGGTTGCGCTGGGTGCAATGGTCGGCTGATAGGCCGTGGCGGTGGGAGCGGCGGCGAACGGCGCGCCAGTCGCCGGGACGGACGCGGCCGCCTCTCCCCTCTCCGGCGTTGGCGTGGTCGGAGCGGACGGCACGAACAGCACCAGCGCCAAACACGCCAGCACGCAACCCCCTATCACCGACAAGGTTGTCCAAAGTAGGATGCGCCGCTGGCCTGGCTTTTGTTGTTTGTTCATCGCGCCTTTTACTGAACCGGCGTTCTAACGCCCCATTTAACCGTCAAGACCGGCGAGTTACTTCCTCGTCCGGTCTTGGCTGCTCCTGCTGCTTCCGCTTGGCCTTTGGCGTGCCCGGCGGCTTGGCCGTCTTGCGCCGCGCCACCTTGAGCTGCGCAATCTCTAGCAGCTCCTCCCTGTCGGCCTCCGGCAGTTGCGCAAACAGGTAGGCAATCAAGTCCTCCCCCTCTACCGCACCACGCTCCGCCTGAAGCAACCCCGCGGCGCGATAGACCGCGTCTAACGGATAGCCATAAGCCCTGGCTATGGCGGCGCACGCATCCGGCCCCGGCTTACGCACCGTCGTCATAAGTCGCGAAATGGTCGGCGCGCTCAATCCACTTTTGCGCGCCAAATCGGCTTGTGACCAGTTGCGCTTTTTGTTCTCGGCGGTTAGCCATTCGTCGAAAGTTGTCATTGCCATAGGTAAAGAAATCATAGCACTCCGGGTATTACCTGTGGGTAATATACCCTTGACAATACGTATGATTAGGCTTATACTTACCTGTAGGTAATAAACAGTTCAGACGTGAAACGTACGGAGGTCGCATGACAGACTACCAGGACATCCCAATTCACCAGACCTACAGCCTGCGGATGGAAGATATCGTCCGCGTCAGTGACCTTGCCGAGCGCATGAATATCGCCAAGAGCATGGTTATCCGAAACGCGGTTGAAGCCTACTACCAGCAGCTCGAAGCCGCCGAAGCCGCCGCCAACCCCACCACCCCCGAACAGGAGAACGCATGACCCCAACCAAGATTTTTGTCCCCTTCCCCCCAAATCCCGCCTACGCCGTCGAGATCGAGAACCTACTCGACGTTATCACCGGCAACTCCTACGACTGCCACAGCCCCGTCCGCACCCCGCAAGGCTGGGAGATCACCATGACCGGCCCCGATCCCGAAGTCAA